TTGGAAGTGGTGTATTGCCACAAGCAAGTGTTGTTGACCAAATAAAATTGTATGTATCTAGTGGTACTTTTGATTGTTCACTATCCCTATATGGCATAAAGGAATATTCATAATGGCTACTAATTTACAGTTTATAAAATCTGCTAGTGGAACTTCTGTTAGTGGTTTAAGTATTACAGATTGTTTTAGTGATAAATATGATGTTTATCAAGTTGTGATGAATACTATTAATTTAGGCAGTATTGATTTATTTTTTAGATTTATTAATGCAAGTGGTATTGTATCAAGTGCTAATTATGATGATGCAGTTTTACTTATGAGGAGTTATGGTGCTTTTGCAGAACTTCCAACAGTAGGTGGAACATCACTTGGCTCAATAGGTTTTAGTGATTATACAGATAAAGGTGGTGCAACTGTTATAACTATATTTAATCCATTTAATTCAAGTTCTTACAGTTTTGCACAATGGCAAAATGCAGGTGCCTCAACTATTGGAACACCTGGTAGAAAAGGAATTGGAGTTCTAAAAGTTGCTGAAAGTCATACAGGTATTAATTTTACTGCTAGTTCTACTATTTCAGGTGTTAGTGCAAGTGTATATGGAGTTAAATAATGGCAGGTAGCTTAATAAAATTAGAAGAAGTAAATGTAACATCAGCAACTGCAAGTGTTATTTTAGGAGATGATAAATGGGATACTTCTTATGATGTGTATATGGTACAAGTTATTAATGTTGCTACTGATACTGATGCACAGGGTTTAAGATTTAGATTTACTGTTAGTGGTAGTCCAGATACATCAAGCAATTATGATAGAGTTTTCAAAAATCTTAGAGCAGATAGTGCTTTTAGTAATATTGCTTATACAAATCAAGCTGAACTTGATTTAGGAAATGCAGGAACAGGAACACAAGAGTTGGTTAATGCTACTCAATACTTATTTAATTTTAACAATGCAAGTGAATATTCTTTTTGTACTGTTGAAGCAAGTAACAGAAATCAAGATGGACATTTAAGAGGATTTCAAGGTGGTGGAGTGTTAACAGTAGCACAAGCAACAGATGGTGTTCAATATTTTATGCAAAGTGGCAACATAGCAAGTGGAAAATTTAAATTATTTGGTTTGAAAAAATAAAGTATGATAAGATAGAAAGGATAATTATGGCAACATTAGAAGAACTAACAGTAACAGCACAAGCAGAAATAGACGCAATAAAAACTGCTAACGGTGGCGACGGTATGTTTGCACAAGTAAATAACGTAAGACGCGAATTTACAGAAGCAGAATATGACCAAGCAGTTATTGATAAAGCTAATAGCGATTTTGACCAACAAGAAAACGGTTATAAAACTGCTAGACAAGAAGCGTATGCAAGCATTCAAGACCAACTTGATATGCAATATTGGGATGGCGTTAATGGAACTACTCTTTGGGCAGACCACGTAGCACAAGTCAAATCTGATAATCCAAAACCTGCGTAATGAAACTAAAGCTATATCGTATTAGCTCACAAGCTGATAGTACGAGTGGGATTCTGTATATAGATAATGAGTTTGTCTGCTACACATTAGAAGATGAACAACGTCAAGTTAAAGTTAAACATGAAACTGCTATCCCGTTAGGTATATACGAAATTAAATTTAGGACTGTTGGTGGTTTTCACACTAAATATACATCTAGGTTTGGGGATATGCACAAGGGTATGTTAGAACTGCAAGACGTTCCAGACTTTCAATATATACTTATTCATTGTGGAAACACAGACGAGCATACTTCGGGTTGTATCTTGCTCGGAGATTCACAAACTAACAACATTGTGCAAAAAGATGGTTTCATAGGTAGCTCTACACAGTCGTACAAGCGTGTTTACCCTAAAATTGCTTCTGCTTTATTGAACAAAGAAAAAGTTACTATTGAAATAATTGACTTAACTAAAGTTGATAAAAAAGAAATTAGTAATAAAACTAATGATGATTTTGTTAGTGGTAAGCAAGTGTTTGAAAAATTAGAAGCCATAAATGGTAATCTGATAAACTTAAATGCTAAGATGGATGGAAAACAGATTTTATAGGAGAATTATGAAAAATAAAGAATATTGGAAATTTATTCTTAGTAAAGCATTTAGAACTGGTTTACAGTCTGCAATATCTTTGTATCTTGCTAACTCTAGTGGAATTATAGATGCAAACATGGTAGAACTTATTGGCGTAGCGTTTATGTCATCTGCTTTATCAGTAATACAGAATGGGCTTGAACAAGCTAAACCTAAATATACATTTGAGGAATCTCAATAATGAGTAGTAGTGGTTGCTGTGGTAGTGGTTGCTGTGGTGGTTAGTTTGTGCTGTCAAAATTTAATTCTTATTTAAGAATACTTTTTACGCTTTTTTTAATAACACCTACTACTGCATTAGCAGAAGATGTACCTAATGAAGTTACAGTCAATGAATCGTTTGAAGATAGTACATACGAAACAGGTTTAACTATTAGTGGTGGTAGTCAAGATGCATATATTTACTGTCAAGAACAAGGAAGATATGGAACAACAGGTTGTTCATTAGCTATACAGAGTGGAACTTATTTATTTGAATTTGCAGAAGATGTATATGAGATAGGATTTCTAGTTGGTGCAGTAAATAATACTTATGATGTTAAGTATTACTTCTCTGATGAAACGGATGAAACTATACAAAAAGCAGGACAATCATGGGGAGAAGATGGTAATGCTATGTATGATGATTTCTACAAATCATTTACTGATTACAACAATGATGAAGCCAACACAGATAAATTTATTACAAAGTTTGAAGTTACAATAACAGATATATCTGTATTGGATACACTTTACTGGCAATATGTAGAGATACCTGTTACACCTACTACATCTAGTACCACAACATCTAGTACCACAACTACAACAACTACAACTACTATTCCACCAACAACTACTACTACAACTTTGCCACCGAAAGTAGAAGAAGTTTATGTTGAGCCTGAGCCTTTACCACCACCACCCGAAGAAATTATTGTTGATATTGTTGTTGATGGTGTTGATAAAACTTATACACAAGCTGACGTTAATGATGGAACTATTGAGCGTGACCAAGAGCGTGTAGATAATGAAGCTGAGTTTGGTTGCTTTATGACAGATGCCCAAATAGAGCGTGGCGACTGTATTATAATTATTAAAGAAGAAAAAGTTGAGGAAGTCGTTGATGAAAAAATTATTATTGAAAATAAAGAAGATGTGGAAGTCATCATTCCTAAGGATGATGTTACTGTACTCGACACACTTAAAGAGGAAATACCTGAAGATGAAGTTGTGGAGTTTGAAAAACTCCCTATTGAGTTCGAGATTATTGAATTTGATTTGGAAGAAATTGTTACCGAAGTCTTGGATGAAATACCAATACAAGATGAAAAACTAGAGGAGATTTTAAATGAAGAAGTTAAAGAGGATGTCAAGGAAGTTTTGGATGAGCCGATACAGAAAGTTGTTAGTGAAGATACGCCAACCACAACATTACCAAGAGTGGAAAATGAAGAAAAAATTGAACAAGAGGTAGCTGAACTTGTTGAATCTATTGAAGAAATTATTGTCATTGATATACCTGATGTTACTGAAGAAGCCATTGAAGAATATGTTGAAGAACTTGAAACAGTTGAAGTTGTGGAGATACTTGAAGAAGTTAATGATGTCGGACTGGAAAATCTTGCAGAAGTTAGCGAAGAAGTTATTGAAGTTGTAGCACAAGTTGTTGAAGAAGTTATAACTATTGCACAAGAAGAAGAACTTACTGAAGAACAAGTTGAAGTAGTTGCTGAAGTCTTAGGTTTTACTGAAACAGAAGATGTCGAAATAATCGCAGAAGCTGTAAAGAATGATAAAAATATTGCACAAGCTGTTGATGAGTTTGTTGAAAGAGCAGTAGAAAATGCTGACAAGTCATCTCAACCTTATACCCTTGCAGACGCTACAACAGAAATCGCATTTGAATCTTTTATTGCTAGCCCAATTAGTGTTATTATAGATGTAGATTTAGATGATATAAGTTTAAATAATATTGCGAATGACATGACGCAAGACCAAAAGGATAAAGCACACGAGGTTATCATACCGACTATTTTAGTTAGGGTAGTGTCTTTAGCTATGAGGAGATTTGATTGATAAAGAAGATATGGTCTTGGTTTATACAAGCTGTTAAAGAAACATTAAATTTAAGTTGGACGTTAAGTGGTTTAGTTATTGCAACGTTAACTCTTACTGGACAAGCACAAACAATAACTGCTATTGCTACGGTCGTTACGTTAGCTATATGGCTACTTACCATTGGGTTTAGAAAATAATGTGTATGGTTACAGTTCAAGAGGACGGTTCATTCGTGCAGATTTGCAACTGCAAATATGGAAGTGAGCATTGTAATGGCTGATAATGGATATACCCAAAAGGAAATGATTAATAAAGTTATGCTTGATATTGACAAATTATTTGAAAAACTAGACCAAATACAAAAAGATTTGGCAACTAGACCTACACGACAAGAAATATACGGCTGGATTATAGCTGGAATCTCTATTGCAACACTTATTACTATTTTAATGTAACTAGACACATTTTAGAACATTTGTTCTACAATATATAGTATGGACAAAGACACCAAAGGTCTTATATCTAAACGTAAAGATATAGCCCATAATGAAGAACTAGGTAATAACTTCTACCCTAGTGGGTGGCAACCTCGTGCATCTTATGACCAAAAAACAAAAACTGGAGAAATACTTCATGTACAGCCCGACAACAACAATTTTAAATATGATTCATTATTGAATGAATGGGGATTTGACAGCAAAGAGTTTTATATTGATGAAGATACTCTTAAATTTTCTACATGGAATGCACAGCAAAAAGGTGGCGTTATCGTTGATATGTATGCATTTAAAGCAGTTATTAAAAAACGTAACCCACATCACGATGCAAGTTATGCAAAACTTCTTAAAGAAATTAAAAAAAAGAAACCTATTAAGGTTAAAAAAGGTGGTAACTGTGCATGGTTTTTCTTTATGGCAGATTGGCAACTTGGAAAAAAAGATTTAGGAGTTGAAGAAACTATTGCATTAATAAGGCGTGGAATTGCAAACGGGAAAAAACAGCTTAAAGATTTGCACAAGCAAGGTCACATTGTGAAAGAAATCTATCTTATTGGACTTGGCGATTTAATTGAAAATTGTTTTGGCTTTTTCGACCATCAAGCATTCAATGTTTCGTTGACTAAGTCTGAACAAGAACATCTTACTAGAGTTATGATTCTTGAAATACTTGATGCGTTCTTAGGTCAAGCTGAATCTATTGTACTTGGTGGTGTTCCGGGAAATCATGGAGAGAATCGTTCAGGTAAGGCAAGTGTTATGACTAATCGTTTAGACAATGCAGATACAGCTTGTATACAAATAGTTGGAGAAATTATTAAAGGTAGAGAACGTTACAAGCACGTAAAAGTTGTTGTACCTGATGATTTTCATTTAGCTCTTGAAGT